CTTCGTCAGAACAGCCGCTTCACTAGAACGATGATTCCCAGCACGACCAGGGCGGCGACGCCCCAGAACAGAAGTTCCGATCCGCCGATCTGTGCCGCTACCGTTGCTACTTCACTGGTGCCCATGTGTTTGCCCTCGTGTGTCGTGGTTCGTACTCGCGCTTAGGGTCGTGATGCCGTAGTTCTTCGTCACGTGCCTCGGTGATCGTCGAATCGTGGAACGACTGGCGGGTGTACCCCCCGCCGCCGATCCAGGCGATTCCAGGACCGTTGCCGATCCAACAGCTGAAACATTCGCCGTTCGGCTTCAATTCACGCGTTCGATGACACGAAACACACTCAGGGATGACTGCCTCCACACCTTTAAGGAGGGGTCTGTCCCAGTTACGCCACGTTTCGGAACGAATGCGCTCCGATGTTGCCCCCACGGCGCTGCTTGCTCATCGCGCGCTCCACCATTCGGTCGAAGTAGCCAGCCGTACCAGGGCCAGGCTCCTCCTTCACCGTGTACTCGCGCAGGTGCACGTACTTCAGCATCTGGACGGCGATCGCCAGGGACATCACGCGGTCGTCGTGGGGTGACCCCATCATCTTCCCGTTGCCCTCGATGCGGTACGTCTTCAACTCCTGGATCGTGTCCGCATCGGGGATGGCGATGCCGTTGCGGAACTCCGCTCCGAGTTCGGCGATAGCCATGCCCTTCGTCGTCGGCAGCGTGTGCCACCCGAGGCTCTCGGTCGGTGACGGAGTGCGCAGCTGCTGGGAGCGCTGACGGAAGATCGGCTGATAGCCGACACGCTGGAGCGCCTTCAGGGGGGCGAGACCCATGGCGTTGCGCTCCACGCCCATCAACGCCTTGTTGTAGAACCTGCCCAGCTTGTTGAGCAGGTCCTCACCAAATAGGTCAACGTCGATATGGCCGTGGTAGTGGGCCACCATCAGACGGGTCTTGGCGTCCAGTACGTGAGCCGACGAGTAGTCGCCGTGCTCCAGGCCCTCGGCAACGTCGGCGCCAACCACGTACTTGCGCCTCGGAACAGGCCACTCCCAAATCTTCACGAAGCCGCCCTCCTCGAAGACGATCTTCCCCTTGTCATCGAAGACCAGGCGCCCCTCGGCGATTGGGAACGTCGGCTCCCACTCCTTGATCTTGGTCAGGTTGAACACGGGACGACCCGACCGCAGGAAGGCGTCGTCGGGATCGTCGGGGTACTCCTGGGCCATAACGTGGTCGGCGGTGTCCGCCGCCTTCAGGTCGTACCACTTCTGGTCACGATCCAGGGCTGCGCACGTCCACCAGGGGAAGAACATGCCACGGAAACGGTTGGTGCCGTTTCCGCCACCCTTCGAACCCACCCACTGAGTGTGGAAGATGTTGCCCTCGCCCTTGGCCGTGGACAGGGCGATGATGCTTCCACCAACGTCGGCGACGGGCTCCACCGACGCCCAGGCGGCGTCAGGGTTCTTCAGTGAGGCCCACTCGTCGAGGACAGCGGTCCACACTGTCTCACCACGGGCAGGGTCCTCACCCGAGGGCAGCGACTCGATCGACGACTCGTTGCTGAACACCATCTTCTCCTGCGTCATCGCGCAGGTGGGACCGTGATGCTTGATCCACAGCGGCAGGCTGCGATAGCCGTACTTGGCGACACGCAGCAACTTGATGGCTTCACGCTGTCCGATGGAGAGCATGATGATGCGGCGGTCGGGGTAGCCCCAGGTGGCCCAGAAACAGTAGGAGGCGACGAGGGTGGAGAACCCGACCTGGCGTGCCTTCAGGAACAACGAGTAGCGCTCAGTGAGGATGCACTCCAGTGCATCCTCCTGAGCGTCCGACAGTTCGAACGGCACGCGCTTCTTCGACGGGTGGAGGATGCGCCAGTGCTCACGGCAGAAGTGCTTGAACGCCTCCGCCTTCTCCAACGCATCCGTGGAATCCCAGTCGGGGAAGCACTTACGCCACTCCTGCTCGTTGAGCAGTTCAGTCAGTGTGAAGTCGTCGCTCACACAATCCCGCTGAGTTCGCTCGTCGTGTCCTGCTCGGCGGCAGCGGTGGCGACGGCTCCATCGATGCGCTGCTCGCGCTGGATCGTCACCTTCTTCATCCAGCGGATGATCACCGTCTTGGCGAAAGGAGTACGGCTCCCGTCAGCGGCGGTCCAGTCGCCGTATTCGCACAGAGCATCAACGACCTTGGTCAGCACAGCGTCGGGAACGGTGATCGTGATATCGGCCATGTACTATTCCTTAGAGAATGTTGATCAGTTCAGACGTGACGTGTGGAATGGTCCAGGCGGCGGCGGTTCCACCGTTCACCGACAGACCAACGATCGAGTTGGCCACCGTGGAGTCGAACCCCGCCGAGACGGCGGAAACAGTAGGAGCGACACCGAGCGTGGTGGACGAGAGTCCAGCGTTCGTGTTGGCGGTCGTTCCTACGAGAGCGTGAATCAGTGAAGCGGTCCCCTCGATCACAGCTGACGTGCCCGACCCGACCGTGCGGAAGATGGCCTCCACCGCGAAGAGGCCGTTGTCGGCGACAGCCGTCTGAACGGGGAACGTGAACGTGCACTTGGCCGCATCACCCGTGGTGCCCAGCGTGCCGAACCTGAGGATGAGGACGGGAGCCGCCACGCCCGCAGCCGTCTTCGACACCTGGAACACGCAGCGGTAAATCGACTTCGCTTGCAGCGACGAGGCGGGAATGGCGATGGACGAGCCGACCAGGTAGGTGTCGGCGGCGAAGCCTGCCGCTGGCGTGGAGACCGAAGCATTGAACACTTGACGGGACAGGCCAAGCGCAGCCCGCACCTGGGCGGGCGTGCGCGACGACCAAGATGAACCGACCGACTGAATGATGTTGTCGGTGGTGGCGGATAGCGAAGCGATTTGGTCCAGGTCGGCGTCCCACGCCTGAACATTCGTGCCGACCGTCAAAGCGAGAGCGGTCTTCACCTGCGCGGGAGTCCTCGACGCCCAGGCGCTACCAACCGACTGAATCATGTTGTCAGTGGTAGCGGTCAGACCAGCGATCGTATTCAAGTCGGAGTCGAATCCCTGAACGTCAGTTCCGATCACCAGACCAAGCGTGGTTCGCTGGGCCGCCGCGTCAGCATCATCGATCAGCGCACGGCCAGCGGCCGTGCAAGCAATCTCCTCGATGTCGCCCGCGCCAGCGGTGACACGTCCAAGCACCTTATCCGTGGCCGTGACATTCTGAATCTTGGCGTAGGTGATGGCGTCGTTGTCAACGGTAAGGGTGGTGCCCGTTCCGCCAACGGTGACATCACCCTTGTCTCCGTCAGGACCCAAACCGTCAGCCGACCCACCAGCTGGCACGGCCCACGTGCCGTCAGCGCGCAGGAAGTTCGTGGACCCTCCGCCCGAAGCGGGAGCCAGACCCTTCGCTCCCGACGTAACCACATCCAACGTGGCGGTCGCCTGAGTCGGCGTGCGGCTTGCCCACGCCGACGACGCCGACTGAACGAAGTTGTTCGTGGTGGCGGTTAGACCAGCAATCGTCGTCAGGTCCGAGTCGAGAGGCTGCTTGTTGCTTAGGTCCGTCGTCAAGTTGGTGACATCGGACTCAGCAATAGCCAACGCAGCCTTCACCTGCGTCGGTGTGCGAGACGCCCACGCGCTGCCCACCGACTGAATGATGTTGTCAGTGGTCGCCGTCAACCCAGCGATGGTGGACAGATCAGCGTCCTGTGCCTGGACGTTGGTGCCAATGACCAAACCGAGAGTCGTCCGCTGCGCCGTAGCGTCAGCGTCGTCAATCAGTGCACGGCCCGCGGCCGTGCACGCGATCTCCTCGATATCCCCTGCTCCAGCCGTCGCGCGCCCCAGCACCTTGTCGGTCGCCGAGATGTTCTGAATCTTGGCGTACGACACGGCATCGAGATCGATGGTGAGAGTCGTCCCCGCACCTCCGACCGTGATGTCGCCCTTGTCGCCATCAGGTCCGAGGCCGTCAGCGCCCCCACCGCCGCCCGTCACATAGGGCAGAGAGTTCCACAGAACGCCCGTCAGCCCGATCTTCAGCTTGCCCGTGTCCGTCTCGTAGCCTGGCTCGCCAGCGGCCAGTTCGGGGTTGGCTGCCGTCCAAGCGGCAGCCGTACCACGACGGACAAGAATGCGCTGAATCGTCATCAGGCTCCCTTCACCAGACGGATGCCTCGCTGCTCGGCGATCTCGCGCGCCTTGGCCTCCACAAGCTCCATCAGCTGCTCATTGGAGAGAGCGGACGTGTCGCCCGTGGCCTTCGTCACTTCGCGCCGCAGGAAGCCTGTAGCGTCCAGCCAGGTCTTCGCTGCCTGCACCTGCTTCGCCGAACTGCTGTCAAGGGAGAGTTCGTGGAGCGCCGCCAGAACCTCCTGAGTACGCTCTGGCGCGCCCGTGATACGACGGACGCGAGCCTCGTGCTCCTTGACGAACTCGGGCTTCTCCTTCCAGTCGCGCAGCGTGCGCACGTTGACACCGAACTCGGCAGCGAGCGCTGCCAACGTCTCGGGGACGCGGTCCTTCCTCAGCGTGCAAAGCCAGTCGAGGTAGCGTTCGTGGCGGGGGTCATCTAGCGTGGTCATTCGATCAAACCTCTACGTGCCATGGCGTGGACGGGTGAGCGGGCTCGAAGGGGAACGCGATGGCGTGCTCGGCGTCAGGCATGTACTTCTCGTAGTCACCCGAGTTGTAGGCGGACCACGCCTCGAACCCCTGTGCCTCCCACACGAGACGAGCCATGCGAGTGTTGTCGTACGGGTCCCTCCAAGAGAACTGTTGGAGCGCGTCCCCGTGCCAGCGTCCGCTGATCTGGAACAGACCGTGGTCGCGCTGACCCAGGTTCTCGCCCGTTTCAGAGCGGCCCATGACATCGGTGTTGCCACCCGACTCGGCGAGGGCGACCGCAACCATCTTGGTTGCGTTCTTCAACCTCCACCCTCCAATGTGAAGGGCGAGCCAAGCGATTTCGTGCGGGGACAGGATCATCACCTTTAAGGTCGTTTACGTCCCACGACGCGACAAAGCCCCGTCCCAGAGGACGGGGCTTTGTGCCCTGGTAGCGATGGAGCCAGCTAGAGGAGTCGAACCCCCACCCCGTCCTTACGAAAGGCGGATGCTAACCGTTAACACTAAGCGGGCTTGGTACGGCTGACAGGATTTGAACCTGCTACCTCGTCTTTATCAGAGACGTGCCCATACCTGATGGGCCTCAGCCGAGTCCCCCAGGAAGGAATCGAACCTCCGCAGCCGAAGCGGCACGTTTACAGCGTGCGTGCCCTAACCAGCAGGGCTCTGAGGGATGTTGGGATCAGTGGAAGCGAGGGCCGACGCGGATCACTTGGAGTCCTCATGCATCTTGTCGCGCAGAGGGTCCTTGTCGACCTCGGTGTTCGATGCTGCGTTCGCCTTCAGATGCGGTAGTGGCTCGGGGATGTCGAGGTCGGGGGCGAGACCGCTGTTCGGGTCGTCGAGGCCGTAATAGCGGCGTGCCGACGTTGGTGCCCAACCACGCTCAACGAGCGCGTCGACACGATCCTCGTCCGAATCCATTTCGTCCAGGCTCGCAGGGTCGTTCACAGCGCCACGAGTCTTCGCCGACTCGTCGGCCTCCTCCTTCAAACGCTTGGCCTGGGCCTGGCTGTCGGCATCCGTCTTCGGTACCGTTGCTGCTGCCATGATCTTCCTTTCGGTTATGAGTACCCCAGGCAGGCTTCGAACCTGCATCCTTGGCCTTAAGAGGGCTGGCTCTGTCCAGTTGAGTTACTGAGGTAAAGTTCCAGGGGTAGGGGTCGAACCCACGTCACTTGGTTCAGAGCCAAGCATCCTGCCATTGAACGACCCTGGATCGTTGGAAGGCTCTACGGGAGTCAAACCCGTTTCGTGCGCTTTGCAGGCGCCCGCATGGTCGTCATGCTCAGAGCCAGTGGAGTGAAAGGGATTCGAACCCTCAACGGTCGGTTTGCAAGACCAACCCGCGACCAGTTGCCCACCCCGTGAGCGGAAGGCGGAGGTAACGATCCCCACACCTAGGTGCCTACCCCTTAGCAGGGGGCGCTTGCCACCGTGACAAGTTCACCTTCCAGAGCGCCAATGACGGGACTTGAACCCGCGACCCCCAGCTTGACGGGCTGGTGCTGCCACCATCTGAGCTACATCGGCTTGGCGGAAGGCTGAGGAGTCGAACCCCCGTACTCTCGCACTCCGTCCTGGTATTCGACACCAGTTGCCAGCCAACCCAGCGGAGCCTTCCTTGCAGCTGCTAGGGGAGGGATCGAACCCCCGACGCATGGGTTAACAGCCCATCGTTCTACCACTGAACTACCCAGCAATGTAGAGGGCGAGCGGCGGCTCATGGCGGCGGGACGCCCTCGGTCGGTGTGGCAGGAGTCGAACCTGCATGCGTCGTTTAGGGGACGACTTGCGTTCCTCTCGCACACCGAGGGCAGTTGATTTGGTGCGGCGTGCACGCCTCCCTGCGGCATCAACTGCCAAAGCCGCCGTCCGTCCTGAGGGATTCGAACCCCCACTCCACAGGTTCGTAGCCTGCGGCACTGTCCGTTATGCTAAGGACGGTTAAGGGGCTGGTCTTGGGCGACCCTAAGCCCCAGCCCGTTCAGAAGGAATCGAACCTCCGACGCCAGGTATTTCACACCTGCGCTCTGCCAGCTGAGCTATGAACGGTTGTGTCGCCCCAAGGTCCTCAGTTATTCCCCGACTGGGAGGACTCCACGGCTGTCGGGCCAGATGCTTGCTGTCAGGGCGACGGCGGAAGCCCACGGATTTCGGGGCGGTACCACCCCTGGAACCTCTCTCCCCGAGTTCAACGGGGACGCCAGCGCAGCTGGCTCATGCCATCTTTCTGAGGTTCTTGTCGACGTCGAGGGACTCGAACCCTCATCACACTGCTTGTAAGACAGCTGCTCGGCCAATTGAGCTACACGTCGGAGATGGATAGGGCGACGGGAGTCGAACCCGCTAGCGCATAGGGTCACAGCCTAGCTCCGCACCGTTTGGATTCACCCTGAGTCGGAGTGGGAGGAATCGAACCTCCATTCCATGGTCCCAAACCATGCGTCCTGCCGTTGTACGACACTCCGTTGGTGAGGTAGACAGGAATCGAACCTGCGTAGCCAGTTTGGAAGACTGGTTCCTAATGCCATTCGGACACTACCCCAGATGGTGGCGGCTCGGGACTTGCACCCGACACCTTGGGGTTATGAGCCCCAGGCCGCCTATGCGTACCGCAGCACTCCGTACGGGATTCGAACCCGTGTCTCCAGGTTGAGGGCCTGGTGACTTGCCGTTGGTCGAACGGAGCAAGAACATGCCGAGGCTGTCACAGCTAACTCTCGGCACCGTACTCCCCGTGGGATTCGAACCCACAACACTCAGGGTCTGAGCCTGATGTCTCTGCCAGTTGGACTAGAGGAGCATGAAGCTGGACTCGGCGGCGTGCCGTAGCACGACCCGCCTACCGTCCAGCAGCGCAGCGACTAGGACTCGAACCCAGCAAGGCAAGGTTTGGAATCTCGCCACCACCCTGTGGTCACCGCATGTTTCTACTATTATAGGCACACCCTGTCCCACAGGTACATCCCTGCACGAACGCGCGACGAACCAACACCCCGCCCAACCCTCGCTCGCCCTGTCTACGCAGGGCTTGCTCGGTTTGGGACAGGGGGGGTATATAAGTGGGGGCAGGGGGCGAGGGAGCGAGCGGAGCGAGCGACCGAGCAGAGGGAGCGAGCGGGCTAGATCAAGAAGCTACGATCGCCGAAGGCGAGCGAACCTCGAAGCGCCAGCGGAGAGGGGCGATCGCCTTCGGCGATCGCCGCGCAGCACAAGCTTTTGCGTAGACAGTCCCGAACGACAGTGAGGGACACTAGCTGTCCCACGAAACAAGCAAGAAACCCCCCTTTGGCGAAAGGACCCTGGAAAGGGTCCTTTCATCGCGTCTGGACCCCCTTCAGGGCTTTCCCCGCCCCCAAAGGCGGGGGAAAGACCCCTTCCGCCGCGAAACACCTGGTAGAAACAATCAAACTGCACAAATAGGGTCTCAAATTCCGTAAGTACCATACATGGGACTCCTAATATACTATAGGGGGCACCCCCCCCTTGCCCCCCCTCCCCTCTCTGGTCATGCGTCGACAGTCAATCACCCCTGATGACCTGCGGTAACTAGTGTTACCTGCGCGCAGTGTATAGAGCACATAGACAGGGGTATTGATGGTGAATCATACGCG